CGCACCCCGCTATTTTTACGGCATGTCTGAAAAACTACAGAAAGCCGTAGGGGAAACCGTCAGAGCCGCCCGTAAAGCCGCCGGTATGACCCAAACCGAACTGGGTGAACTCGCAGGGATGAAACAGCCCAACATAGCCGCCCTCGAAAAGGGAAAAGGTAATCTATCGCTTGACCAACTCGAAAAGATCGCTGTTGCGTTGGGCAAGGATGTAAAGGTGCTACTGCAATAACCCGGCAGGCTTGACAACCCGAAACGTCGAAGAGCCGGAGCGGGTGCCGGGCGGGGAGAGGGAAAATAACACGAAAAAGATGAAGGAGACGACAGAAGAAGCGGCAGTAACGCCACAAATGGCTCGTATTTGGGCCTCAGAAGCTCAAAAGGAAAATCTCAAACAGGCGCTAAAGCGTGTGGAGCAGGAGGCCAGAAGAGGCTTTCATGAAGTCATTTTATTTGATTTTGGTCTTGACCTTGAAATGTGTGGGGCGTTGATGGGTATGGGCTTTTCTGTGTCCAGAATAGTTGAACCTGCATTGCAGCGTGAATTAATTCGAATAAGCTGGTAACCCTAACTAACCCGGCCTGCGGTGCAGCGCCAGAGAAGACAAGAGCGATGGAAGAGAACGAAGAACAGGTATACCTTCAGGTAAAAGCTAAACGGGATGAGTACCGTAGACGGTGCGCGTCGGCTCACCTGAGCAACTACATTACCATTCAGCAGGTTCTTGACGGTAAGAACCTGGAAGACTATTGTAAACACTATGAAGACAGGCACGGAATCCCCCGCACGTAAAAGGTTCTGGGTAAGCTGGTATGACTTCTCTAAATCGAAGGTGGAACCACAATCCAGTTTTACATTCTGGGTGAGTGGCTATGGTCAGAGCAGTAGAACCATTTGTGCGGTCATCGATGCCGAAAGTGAAGAGGCAGTCTGGAAGCGCGTTCACCGCCACTTTCGCCGTATCGAACAGCGCTTTATTGATGAGGTAGCCGTCGACTGGAAACCGAACGACCGTTTCCCATCCGAAAATATGAGAACCTGATGACAGTCAATCTGGATTTACGCAAACTGGCAAAGGCACTTGACGAAAAACGGTATAAAGAGCGTGTGACGCTCCGTGAACTCTCGAAAGAGTTAGGCGTCAGCACCTCAACGCTTTCGCGTCTGGAATCGGGACGTATGCCGGATTTGACCACCTACATCATTGTTTGCCGGTACCTGAACCGACCGTTCAACCACTTTTTTACAGTCGATTAACCCACCACGCGGGGCCAGATAAGAAACGAAAAACGATGAAATTCTACCAAATTACAATACTCAGAAATCGTGCTCACATTCAGGTGGGCATTGTAAAGGCTTCCAGTCACGATAAAGCATTTGAGGTTTTTAAAGAAAAGTCTGTGTTGACTGATGAGGTGCTGTATTCGGAAATTTTAACTCCTGAACGGCTACACAAGTGCTTGAAAGCAGAGTTGCCCGGTCAATGCCTGATTGGAGCACGTTAACCCCACCCCGACCACTACGCGGGGCCAGATAAGAAACGAAAAACGATGATGATGGAAGAGACGCAATTAACCCTACCCCAACTCGCCCGGTTTATGGGCAAGAAAGTGCAGTATGAAGCATTCGCATACGATGAGGTGCTTGTGTCTTGTGGCTGGGTTCAGCGAATAGGCATATTGACCTTAGAGATTTTACTACGTTATAACAAATACCAGATTGAAGCTACCCGCAACATCCGGCCCTACCTCAGGCCAATGGAGAGCCTGACGGAGGAGGAAATGGCCGTGATGATGCAGAAGACTTTCGGGTGGAGAAAACCCGTTCCGGTCAAGTATCATTACGATGTAGGCAATACGGACCATAGCTTTGAAGCAAATGGCTATGTGTTACACTTGAGTACGTACCGCCAGGACTGTAAAGTTTGGGATGAAGGGGATGGGATTGGACAGTATTTCAACCCGTTTACCCTCCACGATTATCTGGACGAACTTGGCATCGATTACCGCAACTGGATACCACAGGGATTAGCCCTTGCCACTAACAACACACCCCAGCCATGAGCCGGGGCAAACCAGAGAGGAGCGATGGAAGAGACGAATGCTCAAAATCGATAAATTATGAAAAAGAAAAGTACACCAACTGTATGCCGTATTGCCTCTCTACATAACTTCAACAATGTACTGTTAGGTCGTGATCTTGCTGGAATCTTTGAGTCTGGGCACGTCTATAACTTTCGCAAGGTTGCGGGGATAATTATGGTTGAAGATTTAGGCGAACATGCAATGGACGAAGCAATAGGGGGCGCAACAATTAGTGTTTATGCCACTTCTGGCGTCCATTGTCTGACTAAAGCAGAATACGAGTACCAACTTAACCAACCCTAACCCCCGACCACCACGCAAGGGGAGCGGTTTTATAACTTACCGTATGGAAGAATCACCCACCACCGTTTTTGTCGTTAAGTCTCAGGTATGGGGCTGTGATGGCTACATTATACAAGGCGTGTACAGCACCCGGCAGAAAGCCGACGAAGCCGTAGCATTCGGGCATGAGTTCGAGATGGATGAAGTTGAATTAGATAAAATGCCCGATTCCCGTTTTTGATATGATAACAGAAAAAGACTTGCTAGCCGCGGGTTACACCAAAGAGGACTCTGAATTGCCTGTCCCCGGCGAGATGCAGAATCTGGGCTACCGGGTTGAAGAAGTCTGGTACTGCGCTTCCAGCGATACTACCCTTTCGCTGTACACCTGTGGCGACTTGCCCGACCGCTGTTTTCTGATAGCGGATGATTTGAGTGAAACCGAACTAACTCATCCTTCGCAGATTCCTTAGCGGTCAGGGTAGTGGCGGGGAGGGAGTGAACTATTAACGAAGAGCCTGTATGAAATTACGACGCTATAAACGGCACTGGTGGGTATTGGAGGCTTTTGGCATTCATTTTACCCTGCAATGGATTCCCCTGAAAGCGCTGAAGCGATACCGTGAACTTGGTCAGCAGATTGTCTGGGCACGTGACGACAAGCAAAAGCAACTGCATTTAATCGCCGAGCGCTCGCAGATTGGCAATGCGTACGACATTGACCCATGCGCCGAAAAAATGGACGCCGTTGCTGAACAGGCCCGGATAAATGAATCGCTGAACAGGCAAACAAACCGGACGTAAGCCCACCCCTTGACACGTAGCTATGAGTACAATAAAGCTAACCCGATGGATGCTGGACCACTACCAGCAGGTTGTCAATACGTCCGGGCATGATACCCGATTCGTCGTGGTTCCTCACATGGTGAAGGACGGACTTGAGAAATTAACCTTTGAGCGTGATAAAGCCGGACTAACCTGGACACTGCGAACGCCTATTCTGATCGTCAGTAATGAAGAATTAGGCTTCGATCCCGACTACAACCCATACAGCACCTCATAGCGATTTTGGTCCAATTTGCACAATTGGACTTTTTATTCTTATTTTACTTTGCAAGACGAAGTAATTTGTTATAAAAAGCAATGCCGACTAAAAACAACCCGGTCCGGCCGTGGATGAAGAAAAAACCGGTGAGCGCCAACCAGGGACGGGCCAACCCGCACCGCGAGATATACGGTAGTTCGGCGTGGCGAAAGGATTCACTGGCACATCGTGAGCAAAATCCACTCTGTGCGCAGTGCTACAAGGAAGGACGCCTGACACCAGGCACCGTGAGCGATCACATCGTGTCGATCAACCAGGGCGGTGACGTCTGGGATTGGGAGAATAGACAGAATTTGTGCAAAAAATGCCACGCGCGCAAGTCGAATTCGGAACGTAACTCATGAAGCCCATATCCACCCTTAACGACAACACACTGGAAGCGGCTTATTGCATCCTACAGGCTATTAACGACTCGGAAGCTAATAACTACACCGTTCAGAACCTGAAACGTGGTCTTTGTGCGCTACTGGACGTAGATATGGAGTTTAATGTCGCTCTATTAACGGCACAAATCAACGAAGAGCATTATCATCGCCGGGTAAAAGATCAGGATAGCCTGTTTCTTATGATCCGTGGTTTTGGGAATTGGAATTACCTGAAAGGCGACGGTATCAGCAAAGAGCAGTTTATAGGCTCAATGAGCCGAATGTATGATGAACTGAAGGCTAAATCTAAGATACTAACCCCATGAAACGACGCAACTTCATTACCACCCTGCTTGACTTGCCACTCGCAAAGCCAGCGAAGGCAACGCCACCGCCTACCGCTGTAGTAGTGCCGGATATTCGGATTGATGGGCAACAGTTACGGATTGTATTGAGCAGGGTTAAGCAGGATTTAAGTCAATACATATAGCTATGAGCCGAAAGAATAACAAATACGGTAAGCCTATTGTGAGCGTACCACTTGACCCAAGAGCAACGGGAAGCTTTGTTCATGTTTCTACCATGTCCAAAGACGGAACGGTAAACCCTAAAGTGGTACGTGGTGATGATATGATGATGTTCATTAAGCAGCCCAACAACTAGCCAATCACCACCACCATGTACAAGATCAGCGTAACGGTTAAGGATGTGACGATAACGGAAGAGTATGAACGTGAGCTATCAACACAAAAGCGTAAGGATACTATACATTACCTGTTGGATAAGCTTGTGAATGACATGAAGCCGAAAGGTTGTTTGATCGTTCCAGATATTAAGATTGATGTAAGTGAAATACGTGCTGCATTGGAACGTAGTAGTGATGCACTTAATCAAGTATCCGACTTCGCTAAAGGTGGTATCATAAAGAGCGAAGAAACAATAACCGTTGCTTGTAAAGAAGGCGAGTTTGAGGTTAAGAAGGAAGAGGACAAACCACGCTGGCGACGCGAGGATGCGTGACAGGGAGGGGTGTAGCAAATCTCCAGACCTAACGTCTTTTACGACCGCATGTCCAGTCTTTCTCACGTGCGTGCAAAACTCAGAGGGGGGTTCCGATAAATTTCATATGAAAAATGCGACCTAGAAAACCAACCGTCATAAAACAGCTACAAGGCACGGCACAACCGTCCAGAATCCTTCAAAACGAGGTAAAACCGCAGGCGGTAACGATGCCCACGCCACCCGACTGGCTCAGTGATTACGCTAAAGATGAATGGTATACGCAAACACTTGAAATGGAGTCGCTGGGTATATTATCGGTGATGGACTTATCGATGCTGGCGATGTACTGTCAGCAGGTTGGTATTTTTCGGCAGGCGCAGGAAGAAATGAAAGATGAAGAACTGGTAGTGACTACACCTAACGGAGCGTTACAGCCCAATCCATTATTAGGCATTGCCAACAAAGCATCTGATTCGGCGCTGAAGATTGCAAGTCAGTTCGGCTTTACACCCTCAGCACGTACCCGAATCGGGGCGAATCCAACCCAAAAAGAGGAAGACCCACTGGAGGCACTGCTTAAACGACGCAATTCGCAATGATAGACCCGATTGAACAGGCCAAAAGTTATATTGAACAGGTGCATACAGGATCAATTCTAACCTGTAAACCTGTTCAGATGGCTGTCAATCGACACCTAAATGACCTTGAAACCGGCCATGAACGCGGCTTATACTTCGATGAAGATGCGGCTTATATTGCCCTTAGCTTCTTTCCGCTACTAAGCCACTCCAAAGGAAAGTGGGCAGGCAAGCCCTTCATACTCTCCGACTGGCAAGCCTTCTTTGTTTACTGTCTTTTTGGGTGGAAACGTTCTGACGGTACCCGCCGCTTCCGGATTGCCTACGCAGAAATCGCGCGAAAAAACGGAAAATCCACGTTTGCCGCGGCCATTGGCCTTTATATGCTGATTGCTGATGGTGAGGCAGGGGCTGAGGTCTACACAGCCGCGACGACCCGCGACCAGGCTAAAATCTGCTTTACCGAGGCCCGTAATATGGCGCTTAAATCGGCACCACTGAGAAAAAAAGCAACCGTTCTTACGCACAATATCCACGTACTTAGTACCGCCTCCAAGATGGAGGCACTGAGTTCAGATTACAATACGCTGGATGGGCCAAACCCGCACTGTGTCATACTTGACGAAATACACGCCTACAAAACATCGGGCTTGTACGATATATTCATTTCAGCCGTTGGTGCCAGAGATCAGCCGTTAATCCTGATGATTACCACCGCTGGTTTTAATCAGGAATGGTTCTGCTTCCAGCAACGTAAGTACGGATTACAGGTACTAGAAGGGACGCTCAATGATGATGAGCTGATGGTAATGATATTTACCCTGGATGAAGAGGATGAATGGACTGACGAAAGGTTATGGGTGAAGGCAAATCCAAATTTAGGCGAATCCCCCTCCTGGACGTACCTGCGTGGGCGCATTCATACCGCCAAACAGAAGCCGGCCGAACAGTACAACGTCAAGACAAAGAACCTGAATTTATGGGTCGATGCACCTAAGGTCTGGATTGATTCCGATAAGTGGAATGAATGCACAGGCGATGTTGATGAGATCGAACTTGAAGGTCAAACCTGCTATGCGGGACTTGACTTAGCCACGAAAGGGGATTTTAACGCATGGATTAAACTGTTTCCGCTAGAAGATGGATGCTTTAAACTGCTTTGTACATTCTGGATACCCGAGGACAGCGTTCAGAAACACGTTGACAATGGGCTAAAGCAGTTGCCGGAATGGATTGATTCGGGTCTGGTAAAAGCTACGCCGGGTAATTATGTTGATTACAAAGCCATTTTGGAAGATATTTTGGCCGATTTCGAGCGGTTCGATATAGTCAGTGCCGCGAAAGATCCGTGGAATTCAGCCTGGATGTATCAGGAGTTGAACGAAAAACTACAGCCGGGCTATCGGGACGGCAAGCCCGTTGACCGAATTAGCGATTTTGCACAAACGATCAAAAACATGACCTCGCCAACGGTTTATCTGGAAGATTTGGTCGATGAAAAAAAACTGATACACGATGGAAACCCGGTTATGGCCTGGATGATGCGAAACGTCGTACTGGAATATCTGGGCAAAGAAGTAGAAGATTTAATTTCAGGTAAACCGCAACAGGCCCGTAAGCCTTCCAAGATGAAAAGCAGCAAAAAGATCGACGGACCCGTTGCTGCCGTTATGGCACTGGGCGAATACCTGACCTGGAACTGGCAGGGCGATAACGACGGCGAGAGTCAATACGAGAATCAAACCCTGTTTAGCTTCTGATGAACACACTCAATAAACCCGACCTGCACGCTTATTTTTACGACACGTACTTTCTACCCACCCAGCAGCAGAACCCGGCTGACCCTATCCCCAAAGTGCTGGAAAAGGCACTGGATGCCATCCCCTTTCAGGCGCGTATCAGTGAACGGACATTGCAGCGGATACGGGCGAAGAAAGAGCGTTAGGGTTTATTTATAACCTGGCAGTCTTTCATTAAAACATTCATCATTAACCCGCTACATGTGCCTTTTACGAGTACCTTTTGCCCTTTAGAGAGTTCAGCGACGGCGTTTTCGTCATCAATAAAGCACTGAACGTTTCTAATTGGGTCTTGTGACTTAAGGGTAATGTAGATGTTATTCGTTATATCCTTCGCTATCGCATCAATCTTACCCGAAACATAGAATTCTTTATCCTTAAGTTCTTTATCCGCCTTCACTTCATTTTCCATGTAAAAGCTAACCAGATTATCGGCGGGTATGGTGTTCTTTTTAATTGTTTCGGCTTCTGCTTTAGCAATACTGTCTTTTTGGGTGGCCGTTAATTCGGTAGTGGCTTTAGAGTCTGTTTCGGTAGTAGGTTTATTGTCACCTCCTAATCGAGCAATGATACCTAATACAAAAAAGAAGGCTAAGGCATACAGGAAGTAACGAAGGAATTTAGGCATGACAAGGTAAGGTTTAGGTGTTATGCCGGTAAAGTAGTTATTGGTTACATATACTGCAAACAGATTTACTAATCGGCATAAAAAAACCCGTTGGATGAGACGGGCGCGTGGGTTCACTCCGGAATAGCGATCTGCTCTTTCAAGATGTCAATACACCACTGCCGTTGGTCCGGAGTCATCACAAAGCCGTTCTCCAGTGGCTTCGCTTCGGCTTCGGTTATTTGCATCCAGCCTTTACCGCCCCCGAGCCGTTTGTAGTAGTTGCCATCAATACGGCAGTACAACTTACTTGCGTCGTTGAAAAAGAGATCACCGTCTTTCATAAGTCCAAAAGTACGGATTAATCCTCTACCTCTACCTACACCTCTAATTTCAGACATTTGTCTGATTATTTTCGACATATTTCCAATTTTCCGCCAATCTGTCACCCCTTTCCTGCTGAATGTTGCCGAACTTTAGGGTATGGCGATTGAGCAACTTCTCGACATACCGCGCGGGTCTTACGTGACCCTGCACTGCCAGACCACCGACAAGCCCATCTACTTCTGCCGGGATGATGATTCGGGGCGCAAACGGTTCACCCCATCGGCTAAATACGCGCACCTGTCAGCTATTCCCTATCAGGTATCGGGTATGTACAAGGGGATTGAGCAGGAGGGGGATTTTGTCTACATGCTGGTTGAATACCAGGGTGAAGGACCAGTGCTACGCCACTCTAAATACGGCATTAAAATAGCGGGCTGGGAACCCCGGCTAAAAATTGCCCACGTACCCATCAAGGCGGTACGCTGGCCCGAAATACACAAGAATTGACATGAAAAATATAAGCAGTGAAATTCAGTTCATACTCAATACGATTCTTTCGTTTGTCTGCTTTGGTATAGCTAATCTGTGGCAACGGGTGCGCAATCTTGAAAGAAAAGATTACCTAGAAGCAATTTCCATCAAAGGAGTTGGCTCACTTACAAAAGACCACATAATCACCTACGCGCAAAAGCAACCTCACCGGATTAGTATGGTGATTCCTGAAGCCAATATTCTGCATTTGTCCGATATAACACTAGAACAGCGAGGCTTGTCTCTACCCTATATAACGGTTTCGGGCATTAAGGCGGCTTTTGTGCAATTGACATTCAACAGTGAAGGGTTTATTGAGACTATTCACATAGAGTCAGAGCAATCATGAAAAAGACAATCGGCTGGACTCTGGTAGCCTTAGTAAATATTGGTTCATGGACGTCAATTTTCTACTTCGGTGGATGGTTGGCGGCTTTACTTTGCCTGGTTATCATGCTGGCTGGTGTTGGTCTTATGTTAATCATTATCTGGTTATTCACCTCCGACGATTAAATGCCCCTCAAAATCCCCACCTTACCGCTCGATACGACCACGCTCGAAGTGGTCAGCTTCGTGCTGCGCTTCAATACCAAAACGGGCTTTTTCGAGGTGTATGAGCAAAAACTTTCCGAACTCTGGCCGGTGGGCAGAAGCAAAAAGCGGGGCGTAAAAACCAAAGCCTACGAGGCGACCGAATCCCTGCACTTACAAATTTTTGGGCACCGACGATATGCGGATAAAGAGGTATTTTTTAATGCCTACTCCAACTGGCAGACCGCCAAAGTTTGAGATAACCAAATGTGCGTGTATGTATCACCGTTAGTCACTGCTTCATCTTCGTCCCATTCTTCATTTTTACTGACGAGCGGACGCATTGGGCATCAAGTCCTTTTTCTCCAACCTATTCTACCCCGAATCCACCGAGCAGCGTAGCGGTGGCGTTTCCCCGTCTGTCACCTACGGGCTCACCGACCCAAAAATCAGCGAACTATTCTCGCTCAACAGTGGGCCTGTTACGGTAAGCGAAGAAACGGCGCTGACACTGGCAACGGTGTTTCGATGCGTAGATGTGCTCAGCTCATCGTTTGCATCGCTTCCCTGGGAACTTTACCGCAACGAAGGACCGGTCAGTAATCCCGCCATCGGGCATCCAGTGCGTTCGCTGCTGATTCGTCCGCACAAGAATCAAACCTCCTACGTCTGGCGCAAAACCTTGCTGGCTACCGCTCTTCTGTGGGGCAATGGCTACGCCCGCATTATTCGCAACGGCGTATATAGACCAACTGGACTTAAGCTCTATCACCCCAGCGAAGTGCTGGTTACAACGGACCGCTACAAAGACACCGTAGAGTACCGATTCCCCGATGTACCCGGTACGGTGTCGGCCGACGATGTAATCCATTTGAAGCTGTTTAGTACCGACGGCATAATAGGTCGCTCGGTTATTCGACAGGCTGCCGACAGTATAAAGGTGCCGCTTCAATCGCGCCGATTTGCCACCAAACTCATGGAGAACGGTGCGCGTCCGGCTGGTATTATAACTCACCCGCGACAACTCAAGGATACTCAGAAGAAAAACATCGCTTCGGGTTGGTTTTCAACGCACGGCGGTGAAAATAACGTCGGCAAAACGGCTATTCTGGACGAGGGGATGGAGTTTAAAGCTGTCGGCATTAATCCAGTCGATGCCCAGCTTCTGGAGTTAATGAAAATGTCGCGCGAAGAAGTTTGCGCCCTGTTTGGTGTGCCTCAGCATATGGCTGGGATTCTTGACCGTAGCACCAATAACAACATTGAGCATCAGGGGCTGGAATTCGTCGCGTATTCGCTCAAGCCTCACGTCATCAACTTTCAGCAGGAGTTTGACTACAAGACGCTTCGCTTCCAAGAGTTGGGCGTAATAACGAACGAACTGGACCTGGACGATCTGCACCTGACGGATATTGCCACTCGCCAACGACTGTTCCAGTTTGCCCGCACCAACGGTATCATGAGCGCCAATGAGGTACGCGACCGTATGGGCATGAACCCCTACGAGGGCGGAGATACCTACTACATCCAGGGAGCTATGGTGCCTATTGACACTAAAACCGGCTTTCCGATTCAGCCCACCAAACCCACTGCCGACACCAAAAACGGCACGCCGGTCAACGGGCATAAACTATCCGAGAACTGATGGAAGAAATTGAACTCAGAGCCATACCCAATCCAATTGCACTAGAAACCCGCGCTGACGGAAAACAGTACTTTGTCGGCCGGGCAATTGCCTTCAACGTATGGAGTCAACCGTTAGGCGGCTGGTTTCAGGAACGGATCAACCGCCGGGCGCTGGATAACTGTAAAATGGATGACGTGGTGGCAAAGTTCAATCACGACCCCAACTTCACCCTCGCCCGTACTCCTGAAACGCTCAAGCTGGAAATTCGGGACGATGGCTTATGGTATGAATTTCCGTATGATCCCGCTGACCCCGACCACCAGCGCGTCGCGGCTAAAATTGCCCGGGGCGACTGCCGGGGATCTTCGTTCGAGTTCCGCATCCGCAAAGGAGGGGCAACCTGGACGATGAAAGAGGGCGACGACGGTTACGAGAAGCGCGATGTGATGGATATTGAGGAGCTATTCGACGTAGCACCCGTCATCAACCCTGCATACCTGCAAACCTCAGCCGGGCTTACCAAACGCTCCCTTGATGCCATTGCCGCCGAACGCGATGAGTTCTTGAGTGAGCAGCGTCAACGGGCTTTAGCGGATGGACATAGTTCTACCGAAGAAACAGCGCACAGCGAAGAGCTAACCCGCGACGAAACACCAACCAACGAAACCACCGATACCGACGCCATTACCTGTGAGCAGGATATAATGGCGATGGAACTGGATGACTGATAAACCCGACGGGTCGGCGGTCTTCCGACCCACCGTTCACTATGTTAAAAGAAAAACGCGACCTGTTGGGGCAGAAAAAAGAAGCACGGCAGGCGATTTACGACAAATGCGTAGCGGAAAAACGCAGCCGCACCGCCGAGGAAACAACCCAGTGGAAAACACTGGGCGATGAAATCAAGGCACTGGAAGAAGAGATCCGATTCCTGGAAGACGGCGAACGTGAAAGCCGCCAGAACGCCAACATTCCTGTGCAGGGTGTGCATTCAGGTGTAGCGGGTAACACCCACTCATCGGACGGCGAGCAGCGCGATTTAGCGCAGTTTAGCTTAGGTCGGGTTATCCGGGCCAAAATGGACGGCGAACGCATCGAAGGCATTGACGCTGAAGTGCTCCAGGAAGGTAAAGCCGAGGCCACCCGCCGGGGCATCACCACGCAGGGCAACGTGGTTATACCCTACGAAAAATTTGCCATCAACAAGGAAGGGCGCGATATTGTCAAGGCAGCTTTAGAGCGTCGTGATATGTCGGCAACGGGCCAGACCACGACGGCAGGCGATCAGGGTGGACAGACAATTACGACTACGATTGCTAGTCTTTATCTTGCTCTGTTCAATCAGTTGGTGTTACGGAGCATGGGCGCTACGTTCATGCCTAACCTGAAAGGGAACCTGGCTATACCTCGTGTTGTCAAAGGCACCTCGCCTACCTGGAAATCTGAGAATGCGCAGGCGGATGAAATTAGCCCAACGATTGCAAGCTCGCAACTGTCTCCACAGCGTCTGCCGGCTGTTATTGAGGTATCGAATCAGCTCATGATGCAATCGGATGAGAATATCTCTCAGGTTGTCAGCAATTATCTGGTTGATGAGATTAGCTCAATTTTCGAAGCCGCATCAATCAATGGCGCAGGTCACGGTTCGAATATGCCGCTGGGTATCCTGAACACATCTGGCATTGGTGCTGTATACGCAGGCGGTGCTGCTGCATCGGGAACAAACGCAAACGGCGCAGCGCTGGTTTGGGCGGATGTGGTAAACCTGTTTACTAAACTGTCAGTAGGTAACGCCAACTTCGGCACAATGGGTTATCTGTTGAATCCTGTCACAGTTGGTTTCTTACAACAAACTCTGGTAGCGGGCAACACGGCGGCTCAGTTCATTCTCAAAGAGGGTGCCCAGACGCTGAACGCCTTCAAGGTTGGTATCACCAATAACGTGCCGTCTAACTTATCAAAAGGCTCTTCGACAGGCATTCTGTCCTCAGTGATCTTCGGCAACTACCGCGATTTGTGGATTGGCACCTGGGGTGGTCTTGATCTGCTGGTAAACCCCTACTCGAAAGACGATCAGGGCTTAACCCGCATCAACGCAGCCTTATATGCTGACTCTGCCGTGGTTCGTCCTGAATCGTTTGCTGCTATCAAAGACGCCAAGCTCTCGTAGTCTTTAATTTTTCCATTGACCAATCGTGAATAGCGGTCGGCGGACGTGCTAAACCGCTATTCACTCTAACTCAACTTACCACAATGGCAAAGTACGAATTCATTAAAGGGCATACCCTGTTCAGCTATTTCGCAGGCGACGTAGTAGATGCAGGCGATGTTGGCGGGGCTGAAAACGCCAAGAAACTGGTAGATGGTGGGTTTTTGAAGCCCTATTCGAAAGACGACGCCAAAGAAACGCCGGAAGATAAGATTAAAACGCACGATCTGGAAATACGGACGGGCGCTGAGGCCAATTCCCTAATTGGACAGAGCCAACCCGACACGGGCGAGGGTCAGGTAATTGCCGATGTGTCCGACCGTGAGCGTTTGGGTCTTGATGAAAAGCCCGTAGTCGTTCCGAAAGAAGACAAACTGACCGCTAAAAACGTCCAGGGTAAAGTATAGTAATGCGCTACGTGTTCACCTCCGATGCCGAGCTTCCCGACGTGATGGATATTCCGTTTCTGTCGGGAAGCTGGGCGCGGGCTTATGGTGACGACACGGTAGTGAATTACCTGCTTAAAGCCTCGATGCGCTACGCTGAGGGGTTCTGCGACCAACCGTTGTTTGAGCGGTCGTTTACCGTGAAACTACCCGCTTTCGGGTGTGGCGGTTTACTACCAGGCATCAACGCCAACGTGACGACTATCACCTACGATACGGCACTGGCGACGGGCGTGAGCTTCGATTCGACGGGATACAGCGTGGAAAATGGCAATCTGGCATTCGTTCGACAGGCTACCTCTATACTCTCCCCCAAACAGGTAATCATTACCTACACGGCGGGGTACGGAGTGGATAAGCTGCCAGAAGATTTGGGCCTTGCGCTGATGCTGCTGGTGGCGAACCACTACGACAACCGAGCGAACCCGGTGAGCGAACGGCGAACGGCAGCGGATAGCCTGCTGCAAAATTACAAGCTCTACTAATCATGGCCGATAAAAAACTACAGGCGGGCGATCTGGACCGGAAAATCAAGCTCTTTCACCGCAACGACGTTCGGGACAATCACGGGGTAAAAACCTCCATTGATAACGAACCTTATGCGGAGGTATGGGCAAAAAAAGCTGATAAGTCCGGCTCGGAAAAGGAAGAGGCCGGGGTGAAAACCCAGGCTGTTGCCACCACCGAGTTCACCATCCGCTACCGGGACGACGTAAAGAAAACCGATGTGATTGAATGCAAAGGGATTCGCTACGATGTACAAAGTGTGGGGGAAGGCGAGGGACGTTTACAGTGGACCGTTATCACGACTAAAACCCGCGACTAACCCGTATGGCTATCCGAATCGACGCGCAGCAACTGGCTCAGTTTGACAAAGACCTTGCCAAAGCAGGACGGGCGTTTGATTACAACGTAACGGCTACGATTCTGCGTAAATCCGGCAAACCCATGCTGGCGGCTGCCATGACACTGGTTCCGATTGGCAGTACGTTTCGCTACGAGCGGGGACGCAACAGCGGCGATAGTTCCGTGGGCGGTACGTATGACCGGGGCGGGGCTACCAGACGGGATTTGCGCCTGAAAGTGGTCAGCGATGCACAGGGCAACGCGGTACTGCTGGTGGGGGTGAATAAAAACCGGGGACACGTGGGCTGGCGGACGCATCTGATCACCCGCGCCAACAAAAATCGGCGAACGCCTAACGATTTCCTGGGTAAAGCAGAGAGTCAGACAATTGATATAGTTATCAACTCGTTCGGCACCGACGCGCAGGAAGTCATCAGACGCATTTTAAAACGGGCTGCCCGATGATTGGCGTACCTATCCGAGCACTGGCGCTGGAACAGGCAGGCATCACCGATCTGGTCGCGGAGCGGATTTCTTCGATTCGCTTTGTGCAGTCCGATGAGCTACCTGCCATCATGTACAGCACGGATGATATGAAGCCTGTCGCCTGCCGGTCGTCTCATAACGAATACGAAGGCCGGGTTGAACTGTCGATTCTGGCGACGCATCCGCAGCAAATTGAAGACCTGATAACCGCCCTGCGGCTCACCTTTGACCGATTTGAAGGCATTTCTGCCGGTTGGCACCTCAGATTCAGTAATGGCACCGAGGGGCCCGACGATCAGGATGAAGACCTGAAGGCTTACTACAAACGGATTGATTACAACGTACACGCACAAAAACTCTAAAACCAATGGCTGCAATAGCGCGAACTGTCGAACAGATCGACGGCAAATCCATTAATATCTACTTCAAAAAGCCCGGCGGCTCAACCTTCATTCTGTTTGGTTGCGCTACCACAGTAGACTACGATTTCACTGGGGCTGCCATTGAGAAAACGGCGTGTCGGGCTGGCTCGAAGCGGGCTGCCAGTGGGGATATTGACCCACCTACGGTAACGGTAGACAGCCTGAACCGTCAGTACGCATCTGGCGCGGTTGCTACCAACATATCCAACAAGGAAGTGAAGGGCTGGATTCGCAGCTCAACGCCGGTCGATGTAATGATTGAGTTCGGAGGTATGATAGGTGATGAAACCGAAACGGGCACAGCGTTACTTTCTGACTTCTCTGTCAAAGGCCCGCAGGAAGGCAACTCCACGGCCAGTTTCAAAGTGAATTTCGTAGACCAAACCACTCTCGGCACCACCGCAGCGCCTTAGTATGACCACTATCGATCACATTATAAACGGGGAATACGCTTGTCAGGTGGGCGGTCAGCAGCGAACCTTTAAGTTCGGCAACCTGACCTATAAGCTCATCGAGTCCAAAGAGGCAACCGGCAACTTTGACAGCATGGGTATTGTCCTGTGGGCGGGCCTGATGGTTCGTCACGCGCAAAACAATTTGCCCGCTGACTTCGACGTGGATATGGCGCTCGACTGGAGCGATGAGATGAGTGACGACGATCTGGCGGCGGTATTTGCGCTGTCACAGAAAGCGACCTCGCGCATAAAAAACGTCGAAGACCGGGTAGCCGCGCTGCTCGGTCAAAGCGCAAGCCCCGCCCCATCGACTGGGAAGAGCGCCAGGTCCTAGCCCACGAAATCGGCCTGTCTCCCGCTGAATTCTGGGAGATGACACCCGCCGATTTTAGTCGCATGCTGGAGGGTTATTATTACCGCAACCGTCAGCAGGGCGTATACTTCCGCGAACTCTATGCCCTGCTATTCAACATCAATAAGGGCGAGAAAACGCCCTACCTCGAACCTAAAGAGGTGCTTCGGCTGATTGGCGAACCCAGGTCGAAGAAAGTGAAAAACAAAACCGCGCTGCTCACCCCTGAACAGATTCAGCTAATGGAAGAGCGCGTGAACCGACAAATGGGGCTATTGCCCTGACGTAACCAGAGCGCACCAATGGCCGGAGCAATTAACATACGACTGGGGGCCATTGTCACGGATTTCGTGACCGGCTTTAAGTCCGCCCGCGATTCCGCCGGACTGCTCTACAAAGAACTTAACACCAATCTGGCGGCAGGCTACGCAAGAGCCGACCGCGAACAGCGAAACTTTGATAGGGGCCTGGGCCGTCTGGCGAAAAACATTCAGTCCACCGGCACTTCGCTCACCACCTACCTTACTTTACCCCTGGCTGGACTTGCCGGAGCGGGCCTGAAAGCCGCTTCCGATATGGAGCAGGCGGGGGTTAGTTTTCGGGTACTGCTGAAAGACGCCAATCTGGCGGCTCAGACGGTGAACGATTTAAAGTCGTTTGCCGCCACCACTCCTTTTGAATTTAGTGACGTACAATCCGGGGCCAAACAGCTGCTGGCTTACGGCTTTGCCGTGGGCGATCTGAAAACCCTTTTGACCGATGCGGGCAATCTGGCTTCGGGCTTCGGGGTTGAGATTGGCGAAGTTACCCGCGTACTGGGACGGCTTAAATCCGGTGATTTTGGCGAAGCGTTTGAGCGGCTACGTGACTTTGGTATTGGTCGGGATGTACTGGAGGCCAAAGGCTTGAAGTTTGATAAATCCGGTCAGTTTCAGGGGTCGGTACAGCAGGCCTTCAGCGTTATTCAGGGAATCATCCGGGAGCGCTTTGGTGGGCAGATGGAAGAGCAGAGCAAAACGCTCGGCGGCATTGCCTCCAACATCAAAGACTCGTTCACCTTCGCCCTGGCTGATATTGGCACCCAGCTCGTCAAGACCTTTAACCTCAAAGAGGTCGGTACGGGACTGGCTTCGGGCATCAATAAAATACGTGATGGGTTTCTGTCACTACCCGCACCCATTCAACAGGCTTCAGTAATGTTTGGAGCGGCTGCCGCTGCCGCCGGTCCGCTATCGCTGGCAATCGGCACGATTATCAAGCTTCTCCCGGAAATCAGATTAGGCTTTGCGGCGCTGACGGGTCCGGTTGGTCTCGCTGTGGCTGCTGTAGCGGGGGCGGCAATCCTGATTGTCGCCAACTGGGACAGCATTAAAAAAATACTCACCGATTCAGGTATCTGGCAGACAGTGACTACACTGGTGAGCGATGCCATGAATTCGGTTAAGTCCCTGTTTAGTGCCGCCACAAGCTTTGTAAAAGGGGTGTGGGGGCTGTTTGGCGGGACTATTACCCAAATCATCAAAGGTGCCTTCACGGCGATTTCTGGTATCATATCCGGAGCCTTCACCGCCATTGCCGCAATCTTCACCACGGCTACCGGTGTACTATCGGGTATTATCAAGGTATTCACCGGAATCTTTACCCTCGACTGGACAACACTTAAAGAGGGGTTACAGAATATCACGGTCAGTATCTGGAATGGTATCCTGGGTATTTTCGTCGCAGGCGTAAAAGCGGTTGGCGGGGTATTGACCGGATTTCTGGAACAGATCGGCGCGGATAAATTCGCTGCCGCTTTTGCTGCTAAACTAAAAGTTGTCACCGACGGAGCGAACGACCTGAAAATAGCCGTTCAGGGCGCAGCTCAGGCGGCAAACACCCTTACTGCACCACCAGCAGCCGCAACGCCGGGGAAAACAAATTTAGGCGGCGGGGCTATTAGCGGGCTATCCGGTGGAGCCAATGGCAGTTCTGCGAGTGACGATGCTGCCTACCAAAAGAAGCTTACTCAACTGGAAGAGTTTGAGCGACGGTTAAAAGTCCTGAAAGAACTTCAACAGGATAATCGGGAATTTGGAATAACGCTTGCCCCTGCAACACTCTACGAAATAGATGCGCTGGAGATTCAGATTAAACGTATCAAAGGGGAATTTAACGGCATAAAACCGGCGAACAATTCTATCTCTTTTGCGGATGCCCTTTCAGGTTTGGCAGGTGGTAAAGAAGGCCCAACCCTACCGGGTCTAGCTGCTTTTCAAGAGCGGATCAAAAAAGGTCAGGAAGACGCTAAAAATGCGATTGAGGGCTTCAAGAACTATTTGGGTATCGCTAAGGACCAATTGGCTGGAGTCGGTGTTGGGCTATTTGAAGGGCTAGGTGCTTCGATTGCCGCCGGACAGAGTCCTCTCAAAGGCATACTTCAGACTATTACCAACTTCATCGGTGATTTCGCTATTAAACTCGGCTCGGCTATCCTACTCATGGGTAAGCTGGAAACCGTTGCGGCTGCTTTACCCTTTCTTGCTCCCTTATTTGCCTTAACTGGACCCGCTAAAATTGCCGTTGGCGCGGGCCTTATTGTGGGTGGCGCTGCTATCAAAGCTATTGGAGCAACTGCGTTTGCAAATGGGGGAATTGTTAGTGGGCCAACCCTCTCATTAACAGGCGAGTACGCGAATGCCCGCAACAATCCGGAAGTCATAGCCCCCCTGGATAAACTCAAAAATTACATCGGACGCAGTGGCGGTACGCAGGTCTTCATTCCCGACGTACAGATTTCCGGTTCCGATTTGCGCATTGTGCTATCCCGCGCCAATGATGACTATAACCAGTTCGCCTAATGCCTGACTACAACGAGATATTCTACGCCGACTTTAAAGAGATGCAGCCACCGGGTGTGCATATCCCCTCGGCGCAGTACCGCATCTCGATCAAAATGGCGGATTATGCGGGCGAAGCAACAGAAATCTTTGCCTATGCCGAAGACAATGGCTGTTGCCAGATCGGACTAGCCGACGGCTCAGGAAGTCTGTTTCTGCCCATGCTATCGCAAATCTGCGACATTGATCTGCGCTTTACTTCCCACGAGCAGGCCGAACAGCTATACGTGACGGGCGACCGCTTTATTCGGGTCGATGTGCTGAGCGATCAGCTTGGCGGCTTCAACTATACCAAAACCGAATTTTCGGGATGGATACTTCCCCGCAATCTCACCTACGATTATAAAAAGCCGCCGTTTCGACTAAAGGCCACGGCGGTCTGTGGTCTGGCTTCGCTCAAAGACCGTCCCTTACTGAATCCCGACGGCACCCGCCTGAAAGGACACGTGAGCTACGCGCAGATCATTCGTACCTGTCTGTACTGGACGGGACTGTCCACAACCCTCACTACCAGCGTCAACCTCTACGAGCTATCAGACGTAGCTACAGGGCAACTGGTGGATGGCAAGGCCAATCCCGCCAAAGATCCGCTGTATCAGTCCCTATTGCGCGGGGAACGCTACATCAGCGACAAAGGTGAGGTAACCAACTGCTATGATGTATTGCAGGAGATACTACTGGAGAAAGAGTGTAGTCTGGAACAACTCGAAGGCGGCTGGTTTTTAAGCCGGATTCCCGAACGGGGCGGCAAATGGGACGTATCGAACCTGACGGGTGACAGTATCCACTACCGGAAATATACCAGCAGCAGCCTTAGTGCCGCGCCTGGCAGTCACGGTTCACTCTCGCTGATTCAGACCACGAGCCTGTCCGGTTCATTGCGCGTAAAGAGGGGGACGCCAAAAGAAGGCTTGCAGGCCATTAAGAACGGGGTTCGCATCGAGCAGAAATTTGGCGGGTATACCTCCAAGATTCCCAACGCCGACTTCTCTCAGGTCACTAACGGCATTCCGACCGGCTGGGGCACCAACATGGGTAGCGGAGATCGGTCCGTAATCGGCGACGGTACGGTCGATAATCCGTACCGGATCAAAATGATGGGGTACGGCGATGAGCTTTGGAACGGTGGCACACCTTACGTTGGCGTTCATATCGATTACCCTGAAGGCGCTCAGGAGCGCACCAAACACCTTAAACGTACCTTCAAATGCCGCGCCCGTCTATCAGGACTTCGGGCTGCTAAAATCGTAGCGAAGGTGTACCGTAAAGAGGATGACCACGCCCTGACGCAACTGGTTAGTTACCTCAGAATTGACAACGACTGGAAGTTTGAAAAGAATCTGAAATCTACCGAATCCAAGGGTAACCTGTTTTATAACTACACGACAATAGGTGGCGTGCAGCAATCCAAGCCCGGCTGGTTTCCTATCAGTCTGGATTTGGGGACACTGGACCGCGTATGGGCACTGGAAATCTTTTTCTGCCCCGGCGAGGCACTAGACAAATCGACAGGTGGCCCCTTTACCGGACCCCCACCGCCTTACGTTGAATACGCCGACCCTAAACTGGAAGTAGAGTACGACGGATTTACGCTCGACGGTATCCAGCAAACCATTGTCAATCCGGGTCAGACGGTAAAAGACCCAACGCTCACGCTAACACTAGGCGACGTACCCGCCGGGAATCGACCCGACGATAGATACAATACCGAGTACGTGCGGGGCATCGGTAGTACACCAATCTCATCAAGCATCTGGTATCGTCCCGATGCAGATATATTAGACCCCACGCCTGCTCAGAAGGATATTGGTAAAACGCAACTATCCTGGATCACTGAAGAGTACGCCCGGCAACTGATGAATCCGGCGCGAAGCTTTGAGGGTGAACTGTCCGGGCGGCTGGACTACGGCCCGCTGACAGTGCTGCGTATATTCGATACCGGTAGCCATAATCTAATCCTGACACGTTGGCAGTGGGACCTGCGAACCTGCAAGCACACCATCAGCGCCCGCGAACTGCTACCGGCTACGGTGAGCGTTCCGACTCCATTGAAAGAGTGGCAGTCCCCTGACGGCGCGTTTCCGCTCAACGAACGCGAAGACGGCGAGATCGAACAGCCAACTGAGCCGGAAGAAAAAGACCCTTCTCAGGCACTACTGGATATACTGCAAAAGTTTGGTGCTACCGAGCGACCCACGCTGGTCGCCTACGTACCGGGTTTTGTGTTCGATCCTCGCCCCGCTGGTGTTCGTCCGACGCTCACTGTGCTGGGCAATCAGGGGCAGGTGTTGAAAAATATATCCGGCCTGTTTCGAAAAGAATTTCTTCCACCTAACCCCTTTGGATCATGAGCTATACGCTACAGGGGGTAAAATTCAATACCAAGCCTGGCTATTCCTATGCACTGGAGTCGGCCTCTGAGCCGGGCTTCCCGGGTGAGTTTGGCTCAGAGGCTACGTTCGTGGTTGATAAAAACGGCGAGGCCTTCACGTCCGACGGCGGAGAATACCTGTTGTTTGCCCGTCACCCGATTCTTGATCCCGAACCTATCCCTTACTGGTTCTCCGTCACCGATGCGGGTCAGGTGATTGTCACCAACCCAAACCCCACTACACCCAGCGATGGGGGGGGCGATGGTGTTGGTTCCGCCGAAACGCTGCTTGAGTTGTCCCAGGAAGCTAATGTGCTGGGCAACATGCCAGCGGTGAAGGATCAGTTCAGCATCATCGGTGAAGACCTGAAGCTTTTGAACTTCTTCAAGTCCATTGGTCTCTACGGCAGCAACACCAATAAAAACCACTACATCGACCCGGCGGACTTCACCCAGAACGGGGAGTTTATCCGAAACATCAACAACGATGCCTTTCTAACCTTTTTTGGTCGTGCCCCGGACGGAGCCGCCATGATTCAGGTAGAAGGCAACAACTACATTAAAGTTTTCAGGGACGGCAGGGTATTTTTTTCCGGTCAGGATATTGACATGCCGGTCGGAAATGTCCTGACAAAGACATTCGCCGTCAATACGGCACCACTGCCAAGCCGGGACGTTCGGCTGGTCGGGGTGTACGAGCAGAATCCAGTCACGGGTGAATACGAGCTAAAGCTTCAGCCCATTGCCGACTTCACCGATGCGCAGTTTGCCTACCAGCCCATAAGCAAGTATGCCGATAAGCTGAATGTTACGCAAACGGCTATTCCGGGGGATGCGCGGAAGGTGCTGGAAATCCTGTGTATCGATCTGCCTCAGCAACCGGATACCATTCAGTATTTCACCATTAACCCAGCCAAAGTGGGCACACCGCAGGCGCACAACCTACAGGTCGCTGGCAACCGGATATTTCCAAAACTGCTCGATGCGGCCAATAAAGACGCCTTGCAGTACATGGATATTGAATTCTCCAACACAGCGCCGTGGACCTACACCATAACCGGCCCACCGGACACCACCAACTTCAACGGTAAACTAGAACTCAGAACCATTCCAGCCTAAGCCATGTCAACACCTAGTCTTATAAAAGTCATACGGGCGGCATTCGAAGAGGAGTTGCTGGATGAGGAAGGCAACCCCACCACCGACCAGAATCCGCTTTATGCCTACTACCAACTGAAACCCGGACAAACTGTAAGTTGGTCCGAGGTAGTGGAGCCTATGCGGGGTGGACTCAAGCGATACAAAGGCAACCTTGCCAACCTGCCCACCGGCTGCACACTACCCGACCCACCGGATGAGCCAACTGTCCCCGGTGACGATGGTAAACCCGTCTGGAACACCACCGCTTCGTTTCGAAAATTCATCAAAGGTCAGCTCTACGAGGAGGAGCTTCGCTTTAGCTTTCTCACCCCGGCAGCGGGTAAGACCATTACGGGCTTTGGTGACAACAATTCGCTGCCGCCGTTCCTGAGCATTCAGACCAGACCCAATGACAACCCGGTTCTGCGCGGCACCATACCCGCCGATTACGTGCCGAATGCGATCAATTTTACCCTGCACGGCTTTCAGAGCGACGGCAAGGTGTCGGCGGATAAGTCGTTCACGCTGGAAACCGATTCGGCTCCCGCCATCGGTGCCTACCTGATTGCCCAGCCTTCCGACCGTTCGCTGCTGCTGCTGATCCGGCCCGAATCCATCGGGGGTGCTGCTAAACCCAAAGTGCGCTTTGTAGCGGGACCTGCGGGCTTCGATGCGCGGCAGTTTGAAGCGCGTCAGCAGTTTCGCTCGGTGGGCAGCACGATCTATAACTTCGACCACACCTGGCTGCCGGTTGCTAACGGGGAATACGCGGTGGAGATTCAGCACAACACGCTCACCAAGTACCTGAAGATCATCTGGAACGGCACAGCGATTCTGGCTGAACAGACGCTATTGGATACCCAGCCCAGTGTCAACAACAATGGCGGGGTGGGGACACCGGCGGCTATTGTGGCGATTGATGTTACCTACGATCCGAATCCACAGGTCAATCAGGGCACGACCTACAATGACCGCGTAAGTGCCTACGTGAAGCTAACGACGGATGCAGCGGTAGAAAACAGCATTCAGAGTGTCGATGGCAGCGGAAATCCGATTACCGGCTTTAGCTCATGGCAGCCGCTGGCAGCCATTTCCGGCGATCCAAAAGGCTATCAGCGCCGGGCGGACTGGTTCAACGCAGCCGACCATTACCGGTGGCGGTTCCGGCTTGTTGGCGGTTCCGACATTATCGAGTTCATCTGGAACCGTCCGAGTGGGGCCGCTGACCGGGTTGTACACTATCCCATCACCGGGGGCGGCAATAATACCGGCGACCAATCGGGTACCAACCTCAGCGATACGTTCACCTACAACGAATAAGCACCATGACAGTAGTTCGCGCCATAGCCGAGCAGACCAGAGATTCGGGCGGAAACGTTACCGGCACCAAATATTATAAAGAGTCGGTGCCCGGTACCGGCAATTTCGATACCGAGATTTCCAATCCATCGGGCAAGACCAATGCCCGTTTTGGCCGCCAGAAGCGGACGAAGTACGCCCCGGAGCCACCCCGTCAGTACAATCCCGGCCAGTTCGGCACCAGCCTGACCTACGCGCCCCCCACCATATTTGGCCTCTCGATCGACTTCAATCCCGGCCCCCTGACTCCCGAGCAGCGCGAAGCGCAGGGCATCAACATGTTCAACGTCTGGACGCTTTCCAACAGCGAAAAGCTGTCGCTTCCTGCCTCCAAAGGGATGTATTACTTCACCGAATCCGCCTTGCACGGCCCCTACGAAGGGGCGTTGTACTTCGAGCGCAGCTTGCAGGAGTACCATAGTTATATCTTCGGTGGTGGGGGTTACTCCGGCTCAGTTCCTGCTTTCGGCGTATCCGGCGGTTCCGACCCTTACGCGGGTCGCGCGATACCCAACATCGAGTCGTCTAACGACTGGAAACGTACTCACTACGGCAACCGCAACCACTGGCCCAGCTGGGAGGAAAGCAAGAACCATGAAGTTATACTCGAGTCATCCGCCGCGATAGCTGAATTTGGCCCTAAATGTACCGTAGAGCAGTTATTCAGCAAGCCCGGCGCTCAGTATGCCGAGGAAGGCGTCAGGCGCTCGAACCGGCTGGTACTGCTGCATAAGGTTATCAAACAGAAAGGGTATGCGGGACTGGTGCATATCTACGGTTCCTGCGCCTATCAGGGCAACCCCCGGATCAGTGCCCTTGCCGAAATGGGGAGCCAGTTCATGGTCACGGCCAATTGTGACGTATCCAACATCGGCGGCACCTCCTCGGGTAACATTACCCTGAACGGACAAAGCTACGTGCTGACGGGCAACCAGTACGACCACGAAGACGCTACATTGGGCTACTTCTACAACAACCGCTTCGATATATCGGAGTCGGATTATAACGACATCTGGAACAGCAAACTGCCCCACACCCAGAACTATCCGTATTTGTGGAGCAAGATGTTTCCCACGCACGTAGTGGGCCGGGAAAAGGCGTTCTGGCAACTGGTGCGGGGCAAAATGCTCCATAACCAGCACGCTTTGCGTGGCATGATTCGTATGGCTGAATGCGTCTACGAGGCTGATGAGTGCTGCTACGTCAACAACGCCCCCCGGGGTGTTCGCGCTCCGTTTGGACAGTTATTCAACACCTTCCCTGAACTCAACGATTCGCCCAAAGTATGGCAGCCTCCGCACGATTTCTACAGCACCTACATGGTGGCACGGTTCTTCGGGGGTAACGACGAGAATAACGGATTACACATATTCCCCTCCAACAACAACAGCCGGGTGCGGGGCGACCTGAACTCCTCGGACTGGGCCAGCTTCAACCACGAGCTGCACACCTACACCGCGCTGCTTCAGGCCCGAAAGGACATGCAGGCATTAGAAGGCTTTTTCCCCGGCTCCTCCCTGATCGAAGATCCGGAAGTCAAGCTCAACGAAGCCGGCTCATTCAGTGCCTATAGTGGCGTAGTGGCCTATAACGACGCCGACGGTGGCCCCATCAACGCGGGCCAGAAACCCGCCGTGATGTTACGTTACAAAGTTCTGCCCGGCATTGGCTGGACGGTCTGGATACTGATCGGCTCCCCGCAGGGCTACAACGACTCACGAACCGATCTGATCCGCGTCTCTGCCAGCGGGCTCAACGGGAATATTTTCAAAGTCAAATCCATCGGCTGCGAGGCCCAGTTGCACGAGTTCGTGGTCAAGTCGGGCGATTCGGGTCAGACCTACGAAGCGATCAACACGATTGTTCTTTCCGAACGCAAACCCGGCTACGCGGGCAGAATTCAGGCTTAATACAACCCACCAGATGAAACAGCTAACCAGTATACTTCTATTCCTGCTTCCTGCGCTGGCGATGGCGCAGACGTTTCCGATTGCCCCGCCCAAAACGCCGATTAACAGCGGTACGATTCAACTGGGACGAAAAGCCGACGGCCTCTGGTACGAACGTGATGCCTCGGGCACCGAGCGTCCGTTCAGGATCGATGCCAGGTCCAACAGTGTGCCCATCTTCAGCGGCATCACCGGGATGCAGTCCCTCAGTCTGACCGACGCCACGGCAACAAGCACCATCACCGTGTTTACGCCCAACATGGCGGGGGTGTTCAACTACATCGCCGGCGACAACACGACTCCTAACGATGGGGTCATCAATGTCCGCACCGCGCCTGTTGCCGGCGCTCCTGCCGGGCTACTCTACCGCCGTCAGTTCGACGGGCTGGTCAACGTGAAATGGTTCAACGTGTACGGCGACGGGGTGCATGACGACTACGCGGGGATTCAGAACTGTTTTACCTACTGCGCGATTAAAAACCTGACGCCGTTCTTTCCCGATGGCACGTATAATATCTCGCAGGGACTATTCATGACCCTCAGCAATGCGTCCGGCACAATGGTCAACGGCGGGCGTCGGTCGGCGGGCATCAAAGGCGCGGGGTTAAATAGCGTTGCCATCAGATATACCGGGGCAACGGCGGCTACGCTCATCACCGTTACCGGCACGGGCGATGACGCCGTGCAGCTTGAAGGGTTCCGTTTGCTGTGCAGTAATCCGAACCTGATGAACAGTACCGGGCTGGGGCTTCACCGGGTAGCCAATTACAACGTAACAAAGGTGGGCGTCTCCACGATGTATCTGGGGGTGGATTTCACCGACGCGGGCGAAGGCACGTTCTCGGAATGCGTCATTAGTTATAATAAAATCGGCGGCTACGCGAACGTGGGCGTGCATGGCGTGGCACCCAACGGCAATCTGTTTCATAAATGCGCGATCAACTCCAATCAGTACGGGGGCATAAGGATTGTGAACGGCTGCAACAACGTCTTTTCGAACTGCCAGCTTTTGGGCAACGGTACCGTCTCGGGGCCGGACTCGCTCATGCGGGCTATTTATCTTGAGTACATAGGCATCAACGGGGGCAATGCCGCCTCGATTGAAAATAACTACATCGAGGGCAATCAGGGCGGGGCGTGTATCGAGATTAAGTTTGGTAACGGCGGGGCCGCTAATATTGAGAAAAACACGTTCAACCGGCTCGGTACCCAGTTCAACACGAACGATATCAAGTTCTCTGTCTTCAACGGACTCTCCGCCGGCGATACGCAGAAGGTGCACATCAAGCTTAATAACAACACCTACAACGGCTACAATAACTATACGCCCTCAGCCAGCAACAAGCGGGTTGTCTACACGTATGGAACGGGTAACTATGATGGCTATATCGTGGAGGATTCGGATAACTATTCGCAGCGGGTAATCGCTCCGGGCAGCGTTATCACCAACTGCCTTGTCGAGCGTCCGGCCTACCCACTGGCTAACGTGGAGTTTCCCTTCGTGAGTACCGATACGTATACCTCCTTCACCACTACCGTTGCCAGTCTCAGCACCACGGTTGCCAATAACACCACGGCCATAGCGGCTAATACATCCGCCATTGCGACCAAGCTAAACACCAGCACCTTTACCAGTTATACGGGCGTTCAGGCGACTGTTGACGACGCGCAGAATACAAAAGCCAACAGCCTGAGTACGTCGGTGGTGAGTCTAACCAGTAACAAACTGGATAAGGTAGGCGGCACGGCCAACAGCCTGACTGTGACTAATTTGAGTGCGTATGGTTTTCT